TGGCAAAAAGGCACATGCGAAAATATGAATGGTTTAATTAGGCAATATTTACCTAAAGGGATTGATTTAAATCAGGCAGATCAGCATTATTTAAATCAAGTTGCCATGTCACTGAATACTCGTCCTAGAAAAGCGTTAGATTGGCTTACACCATTAGAGAAATTTGCTCAGCTTGTTGATTATCATAAGACTTTTCAAACTGTCGCACCTCATGTTTGAATTCGCCTTCTTTTAATTTATCTATAGAAACTAAATAATCTATGATTTATTTCTTAATAATTATAATTTCGTAATTTATTCTAGTACCAATAGATTTATGATGTTGGTTTGAGTGAATACAGCTAATGAGTAAGAACTCTTTTATGGATATTAATGGTTTATGTCTAAGCTTTTTGAGAGAGTTTTATATTGTTACTAATTCTATTGATTAATATTTTAATAAAAATTATCTTATTAATTTTTATAATATTTAGTGCTTAATAAAATTTTTAAATGAAACTTCTAGACTAAAAAACAAAAGTATACACTCTTGTTTTTTAGTCTAGTATTTCAATGTTATTAAATTAAATAGCGACTAATTCCTCAATTTTCTCAAGATCGATTATTTTTTTAATATAAGACCAAGTTTTTTCAGCATTAATTAAATTTTTATCAATTGTTCCATCATTAATAACTCCATCGAGGATATTAAGAAATAGATTGGTTAATGCAGCTGCGTCTTCTACCTGAATTTTAATTAAAATAGAAAAAACAAGCTCATAGAGCCATTCTCTATATTCATTAATAGGATTTTTAACGGATGGATAAAGTTGTACTACTTCCATAGTTGCCTTTTTAAATAAGCATCCATTAAAGTCTTCTGTGTAAATCCAGTCAATATACCAATTAAATAAGCTTCTGAGTTGAACTAAAGGTAGGTCATTGGTATTGATTCTTTCTAATATAGCGGACTGTATATCAGAGTTTCTCTTGTAAAGGCATGATTCTATTAGCTTTTCCTTTGAAGGAAAATACTTGTAGAATGTCATCTTTGCAACATTAGATTCAGCAATAATTCTGTCCACTCCAATAGAGTTATAGCTTTTTTCATTAAAAAGGGCAGTTGCTGTTTTTATAATAGTGTCTCTTTTTGACATCGATTTCCCCGTAGTAAATCTTTTGAAATCCGTTTCTTTTTTAAGGCTAGTGCTCTGGCAAAAGTCAGTTTAATCATATTGAAAACGCTAATGTAATACAACATGTGAGAGCCTAAAAAAATAGTATTTTTCGATATTAATTGTTATTTGATTCATTAAAAAAATTCATTAAATTATCCATTGATTTGTAGTAATAATAAACCTAATATCAAATTGTTTAGGGATGAGTATACAATTTTATTTAGTAGCAAATGAATGCACGATTAAAATAATGGGGAACTCATAACCTAACTATAAGAATTAATTTGTTATTGAGAATGATTATGTCAAAAAAATTTGAAGATTTCGATAATCCAAGACAAAAGGCATTACTGGGGATGAAGAATAGTATTCCTACAGAACAGTGGGAAGAAAATCTAAAATTTCTCAAACAATTAAGAGCGAGAATTGCTGAATTACCAGTATGTAAACATCCGGCGATCGAAGTTTTAAATAATGGATTGCTTGATAAATTCACTTTAACAAGAATTCATTTAGAATATCGTCATGCGATTGTTCAGATTTTTACTGATGCCTTATTAATGGCCCAGTTCCAGACAAAACAATTGGAGCCTAAACTCCATTCTGGAGCTAAAATGTTTCCACGTGTTTTATTAAGTTTAAATGTACTTGATGAATTTGGTTTTAGACCAGGAACAGACTCAGACAATTATTATCTAGGTAATCCGGAGTATGCACATTATCCTTTATATGAAGATTTATTAAATGATTATGGTTTGAGTGAGAAGGACCGTAGAGAGTATCAACCTTCAAAAATTGCAGATCAGGTAAGAAATTTTCTAGAATCATCTTATGATAGTTATATTAAAGTAGTTGCTTTACTTGCAGTGGCGGAAGAAGAAGTGATTCTTTTTAGCCCACCACTTCGTGAAGCGACTAAAGCCATTGGCGTGGATGTTGAAGGTGGCGGCTATTACCATGTTCATGGGGTATCTACTGACGAAACCTCAGAAGCAGCAGATGATGATCATGAAGATGATCTCTGGTTTGCGTTAGCGCAAGCAATAACTAAAGAAGACCATGAGAGCTTAACAACGCTTTGTATGGATTATTGTGCTTTATGGAATGAGTTTTGGGATGCACAAATTGCTGATATTCACTACTTAGAAGCAAAGAAGTTAGCATAACTTGTATTCATAGTAAGACGAATAATTGATAAAAACTAAAAAGCCTATTCACATATGAATAGGCTTTTTTAATACTTTAAATCCAGCCCATCTATAAACTAATAACCTGAAGTATTTCATTTAATACATTATTTGCATCTGTGGGAAATGATAGAATTACGAAAGTCAGTAAGTTGATATGTATGGGGCTTAAAAACATGCATCCTATAAGTGTGAGCAAATGAATACATTCATATACAGCTATCTGAAATTTTTAACCTATTGAAAATACAAAGGTTCACGTCTTGTTCCCACCATTTACAATCCAAACCAGATTAGGCGGATTCTACTTCTTTTATAATATACCTGTGGTTTTTGTATTTTTATGAAAGTAAATTAAAACAAGAACTTATAACCGGAAAATGACGTATTTTATTGTTAACTAAAAATGCTTGTAGACTATTTGTAGACTGTTGAGAAACATGGTTAAATCAAAGTTCGCTAAAACAGGTTTAAGACATGAAACTCAACAAATCTACTGTTGATGCTATTCCATTAACTGAAAAAGGTCAAAAAATATATAGAGATGCAGAACTAATCGGTTTTGCAGTTCGGGTAACTAATAAAAGTAAAACCTATATTGTTGAAAGGAGGCATGAAGGTGAACTCTATCGAGTGACAATTGGTAAAACCACCGATATTCCTGCAACAAATGCTCGAGCAAAAGCTCAGATGATTCTGGCGAAAATTTCAAACAATGAATATGAAAAGCCTATCAAATTAAAGAATGTTGCTAATCCTTTAGATATTACAGTGAATGAAGCCCTTCAAATTTATATTGATAGAAATGACTTTAGACCAAAAACAATTAGGCAGTACCGTAAGTACTTTGATTTATATTTGGGGTGGGGCAATAAAAAGCTTTTCCAGATATCTAAGCAAGAAGTATTGGATCGATTTATTGAGGTATCAGAAGTAAGTGAGTCGTCAGCAAATGGTGCTGTATCTCTTTTAGGTACCTTATGGAAGTATATTCATGTTCTTTATTCAACAGATGAGAACCCGATCCTTAAAAGTAATCCAGTTGACATTATTTCCGTAACAAGAGGTTGGAATAAAATAGCAAGTAGGGATAGACATCTCCATAAAGACATCATTCACAAATATTACAATGCGGTGCTTCATTATGAAGATGAGTTGAATCTGGAAAATACTGCTAGGTCAAACACGCATCGGGATATCGTATTGATGTGCATGTATACGGGATGCCGTAAACAGGAGGCATGTTGCTTAAAGTGGGCTGATGTAGATATTAAAAATGGTACTTTAACTTTTAGAGATACCAAAAATGGTTCAGATCATACTTTTCCTATTGGTGATCATCTACACAGTATTTTGCGTGAACGTTGGTTATTAAGAGAAAACGATTGGGTTTTCCCAGCTACTAAGATGCCTACTTCGTGGAATATGCATGCGACTAAGGTAGATACATTATTGAATAGAGTGGGTAAAGAAGTTGACTATTACGTTTCAATGCATGATTTCCGCCGTACATTTGCCACTATATGCAACCTTTTAAGATTTAATATTTATGTGACAAAAAGACTTCTTAATCACACGGCTAAACCAAGAATTGATGTGACAGGTGGATATGTTCAAATTCCAGATGAGGAATTAAGAGCTTCAATGAACATGATTGAAGCGGTGTATCAAGGTAAGATTGATTGCTTTAATTATCAATCTGTATGGGCAGAAAGATTAAAAGAAATAAAGGCGGTTTAACCGCCTTAAACTGTTGCAAGCTGTGCTGTATTAAGCACAGTCTTGCTTTGCTCATATTTCAAAACGTCTTTCTTTTTATATGAAACACGTCTCCCAATTTTCGAGAAAGGCAGTGATGATTGATCACAACGCATTCTAGCTAATGTCCAAGGCGAGCAATCTAAATAAAGTGCTACAACCTCTTGAGGAAACTTCTGTTCTTCATTAGCCATTATGAAGCGATCCAAATATTCTTGTTGCTCTGCATCAGATAGATTTCTCAGATCTTTTAACATTTACTCCTCCTTACTTTCCGCTTTAACTTCTAACTGGATGCCTTCATATGTGCCATCACCCCCACAATTCAGACAGTGTGTATATATGCCTAAACCATCCCCATCAGGACAGAAGTTTTCAGGTAATGACTCGTTTAGAAATACGGTGCCCCCAATTGGCTTCGTATGAATATGAGGGGCAAGGCCGTAATAGGGGAAAATGCATTCACCGTTCCCGTCATCACAAAAATCACATGTTTTAACTTTTAATCCACTCATCCTTTAGTTCCTCAACTCATTACGTTCTTTCTTCAATTGACGCAAAAGGTTGTGAAGGGTAACGGTTACAGCTTTATCTAAACTTTTAGTTGAATGAAACCCTGCTAGTTGAGAAAGCGCTAAACCAAAAATGTGGTATGCAAAAACCTTTGCAGCCTCAGGATTATTTTTGAGAAGCTCCTCGGTACTTGGACAAATGATTTTTTCAAAAATATGAACAGCTACCTGATCGGGAGTGCCTTCAATTCTGCTAGGGTTCAAATTAACTTCTCCAATAACTTTGCTCATCCTTCAGCTCCTGATTCGCTAACACCCAACTTAATGCAACCTTCCTCAGGTAAATCAGCATACCAACAGTAGTATCCTTCACCGTCATAACCATCTTGGAGCCATTTGATGGTCATTTCAGTTTCCATCTGGAATTGATCTTTTTCCCCATCTGGCGCACCAAAATCAAAGGCTTCTTTTAGTTCAGCGCAAGTTAGAGTGACACTAGGGGTGGGAGTATCTGGCACCGTCTCGGCTTTGGCTTTATTCCATAACTGCCAAGCATCATTAGTTACAATATTGAAATAGACATTCATTGTTTCACTGAATGCTAGGATGTCATTTTTACGAATAGCACTTTCACGTTTAAAAATTTCTGTAGTTTTGAATTGTGATTCAAAAGGGATACGTTCATTACCTGTCATTTAAGCCACCATCTCTGCATATTCTTCTTTAGTCCACTCAACAAACTCTCTATAAAGCTGCTGGGCAGGTTTATTTAAACGGTTGTGATAGTCGATCGTTATGCGGCGCCAAGCGACTGGTACCGCATAATGTTTTGTTAGAAACATTGCTTGATCCATGCCTTGCCGGACTATTACGTAGCCCAGCAATTGCAAGTAGTACATAAAACCAAGCATGTGTTTTTGGCTCACTTTCTTGTACTGATCTTTCATATTAGAGGCCATCCTCTAAAAGATATGCTGGTTCATGAGCGGCCGCATTGAGTTGACTACGGCGCTTTTTGGCCATATTCCATAAGGTTTTATGAACGTCTTGATGGCGTGAAGGAATTTCTAACTCTAATTCTTCAAGCGTTTTTAGATCTGCCGCATATTGGAGGCGGACGATTAAAGGTGATAATCCATCATCTTCTTGTTTTGTTTGCTTTAACTCTGCAAGGCGTTTGTGCATTTCATTTAATAGTGGCTTACGTTGTTCCTCCGTCCATTTAGTGGTGTAACGGATAACACTATTAACTTCTTCAGGGGTATGAAAGTTCTGGATGCTTTGAACTAATGATTCATAATTTTCAGGCATTGAAATGGTTGCCACTTCATCATTTGCTTGCGCATCTAAATCAGAAAAAACTTGTTCACTAGCTGTATCAGCAGCATCCATTTCAATAAAATCGAGTTCAATTAATCGTTCTTGCTTAGCCAGATTTATTTGGTCAATTTGCTCTTGAGTAAAGCCTTCTTTTTCAAGATTCGCACAAGTTGAATCTAGCTCTTTTTCTGACTGGCAAATACGGATTGCATCAAGCAAAATTTCAAATTGGGCATTAACATTCGGCTTAATATTAAGTTCGTTAGTAACTGGAGTTAATAGGTCTTCGGAAGCTGTGACATTAGTTTGTTCTGTAATAACAATCGCTGGCTGTTTATCTGCAGGGAAAACTTCAGAAGGTATTACTTTTGCCACTGGCTCAGCTTTTGATTTTTTGCCTCTCTGTTTTTTAGGTTCCTCACCAAGACGAATAACACTTAAATCATTGTTGATTTCAATACCGAGTGCTTTTGAAAAAGCTTTTAATTGAAGCTTGGCGTTTTCTGCATCACGTTGAACGAAGCCACTGTTAATAGAATCAATTAATGCGGTGGTTTTAAAATTCACGACGTAAATAGAAGGCGAATATGTAGTAATTACAAAAACATCCTGTCCTTCCTCATATTCATCAATAGTTAATGGCTTTGTGAATGTAATGCCAGCCAGCTCAATAGTTTCGATTTTGATGCAGAATTCAAAACCCGGTTTACCAAAAACAGAAGCGGGGAATTGATCTAAGTCAGAAAAGTCCAACATGTCTCCAATAGGACGACATAGAACAGTTTTACCTTTTTGAAGTGCTGCAAATGCTTCTTGAGCAGTTAAAATATTTTTCATGCTGTCATCCCCGTTTTCGCTAAGGTTTCAATTTCTTGTTTAACTGCCTTAAGTTTTGCCGCTTCAATTTGGATAAGGGCATCGATACCTAAGTGCTCACAAACTGTTTTTACATCGAGGCCACGTTCAGCAATAAAGTTTTGAAGTTCATCTCTTTGTTGATCTGAGATACCGTTAAATTCAGGTGGACTAATCCAAGTGCCACGTTGCTTATCAAACGTGCAATTCAATGCTTTAGCCCTCATTAACATTGCTTGACGCATGTTCTGGTAATACATGTGTTCTTTATCAAGCGACTCAGTTAATTGATTAAGGTCACCTGCATGCTCTGCTTCCTCACAGCTTTGTTTCCAGTTTTCTAGCTCTTCTTGGGCTTTAGCTGCTGCAAGTTGTGCAGGCGTTAAGGTGTTAATGTGATCTTTAGCTTGAGTAATCAGGTCAGCCAAGAAAGTAGGGTGTGCTTTAAGATCAGGTACCCATACTTCACCGGTTTCACCGCCTAAAGCACCTGAGTTTTTCGCATGATGTGTAGGCGAAGGTTTGAAATTAATAACGCGGGCATTTTTACCTTCACCAGTAGTAACAGTTGTTAGATAACCCATGACATCTGCGATACGGTAAAGCTCGTTACGGTTTTTACCACCTAGATCTGGTCGGTAAATAATTTGATCACCGTTTTGATCTTCTGATGCGTGTGCAATGAAAACAACATCTTTACCTAAACTGATCAAAGTATTGATGTATTGCTTGAACGTTTGGTTCGCTAAACCTTGAGCCTTTAACTTTAAAGAGCCATCTTTTTGACGGTTATTTGCCGTAAGTAACAGGTGGGTTTTAATGCATTCAAGCATTGCACCCACGGTATCAATGACAACGGTTTTATATGGTGCTAAGTCCTGCGGCGTAAGGTTTGCAACATCACTCCATTGTTGAACCTGTACAACCGCACCACGACGTAATTCACCAGTACGGTGAGCACCACGGTCAAAGTCAAAAGAAATTGCTTTTTCCGCAGTAAAGCCCATCGATGATTTACCTAAACCCGGATCAGCGTATAGGTACACAATAATTGCTTGAACCAATAAAGTTTGGTCAGCAGTAATAATCGGTAGAGCCATTATTCTTATCCTTATCTTGAGCCAGTGAAGCCGCGAGAACGCTTATAGTTTTTGCGGTCATAAGTAGGGATATTTGTTTCACGCAGTTTTATAGCGAGCTGCTTTCTGCGCTGAAAATCGATTTCTTGGGTGAGTTCATTCCAAACTTTTGGATAAGAAGTTCGGAACCTGAACACATTTAAAGGCGTCTTAACTCCGTCTTTAACTTTGTAAAGAACTGAGCCATTAGCATTAGATGCGTACACTTGCCAGCCAATACGAACAGAGTAGAGGCCCTTATCATCACGGCCTAAAAATGACTTGTAGCCGTCGGGGTGCTTTTTGAAATGAGTCATCTTTAAGCCTCCACCAACTTGTTACGTTCGATGAAGCCTTTTAGAAGGTCATTGATGTTGCGGATGTCTTCAAATTCGGTGAAATCGTTATATGACTTACCGTTAATGTCAGTAATTTCATTTACCGTGAGTTGAGTAATATCAACAGCGGTAAATTCAGAACCCGGAACGCCGTAACTGTCTGGATGAGCTTCAAAATCAAAGCTAACGTTTAAACGGAAGCTATCTAATTTGATTACGGCAACGCCAGAATGTTTACCTGTGATTTTTGCGGTTAAAACACCGTAAGTACTTGGTTGAGTCTTAGGGGTAAATAGAGAAGGGGCTTCTTTTGTTTGGAAAGCTGGTTGCAATTGGCAAGCAACTAAAGAACCACCAGAGATTGCAAGAGCAGCCATGCTGACAAATGCAAATGAGTTGAAAGGAGGAGCTTTTACGTTCATAATTGATCTCGCATATAGCAAAGCACATCGGACCTGGGGAGGGGCGGTGTGCTTTTTTGTTATCTGGTGAAAATTATTAAACCTTAGATTTAATTTTGATGCAATAGATATTTAAACCTAAGATTGAATTTATTTTAAATTTTAGATTTAATAGACAAAAGAAAACCCACCGTGGTGGTGGGTTGGTCGCTGATTTAACCTGACAAAGGTATTTTTATGAAATTAGATCAGATACTAAATATGCAAATGTTTATTAGCATGGTAACAATACTTGTGAATATTGCCATTTGGTTCACATTTTAAAGAGAGTTCTTATGTGTGAAATAAAGTTGACGAGAGCTGGTCTGTTAATTAGCTTAATACCTCTAATCACCTCAATTGCTTTACTTGTTAAGAGGGTGCTACTGGTGGATATGTCATGAAAATCAAAAACAAACGTATAGTAAATTTTGTGCTTAGTTTTATCTCAATGTGCTCTGTTATCGTTACTCTCATTTTAGTATTGCAACAACACCAGTGACTGCAGCAATTAAGGCCAGCAGCACCCCAACATAAGCAGTCCAATGCGGTTTGCTGGATTTTTTAATCTGTCTTGATGTCAATTCATAGCTTATAGCTTGTAGAAGTGGTGCTGGGATAATTCCGCTTCGGCCTTCACCGCTTAAAAGCATCATTAACTCGTCATCTGAAAGTTGCTTGATTTCTTCTAGCGTTAATTTAACTTTGGGAGGCCTATATTTTTTAGCGGAATCAGGAATAACTACTTTAGGTATCTTATACATATATTCTCTACCGATATGGTTTAAAGCACTGTGTCGGGTCACGGTTTCAATTAAACAAAAAGCTGAATCCGCTTAAATTCTTTATTAGCCTCAATATGACTTCTATAAAATTTATCTTTATCTTCTGAATCAACAAACTCTTTGAATGTGGTTGCTTCAAGAAGTCTGTAAATAAACCTTTCACCTGTTCTAAGCACTACCGTCAACAAGAAGTGTTGATAAAGAACATGGCTGATATTACGGGAGTTAACTTCAATTTTTTGCATATTGTGGATTCCACTTCATTTCCTAATATTCCTCCAACCCTAAACTAATCTTTTTTATTAAATTTCCTGCTGCCCTGAAAACTCAATTCTTGAAATGAAATCAATAGGCAAGGCCAGCTTTTCACCAACAATAGTTTCGAAGTGAATCCATATACCTGCAGCTTCATTTTCAAAATTCACACTGATTATCTTTACTAAGTTGTAAGGCTCCGCAGCCCCCATCATGATGATATTGAAGCGGTGATCTTCACGAACATAAGAAATAAGCATCTGATGAATTGCCATTTGTTCAGTGCTTGTTAGATGCCTGTATTCGTAAAGTTCTGGTGGCATATATTTTTTATTCATTACGAATCTTACCTCATCAACTTCTTCTTATTTACCTTTTCAAGTGCTGTACTTTTCTAGAAAATCATCAACCCAGCCTTGCGCTTGCTCCAAATTACTTATATCTGATAGTTTTAAATTAGTACCTTCAGCTTCATTAAATCCTTCGATTATAGCCTCAAAGATATTTGCTTCATTAATGACCTCACATGCCATTTCAGTAGCGTCATAACTTTGCTTGGCTTTTTTAAGTGAGGCTATTTGTTTTTCAATACCTTCGCCAATTTTACCTAATGCTAATTTGAACTCTTGGCGATTAATCGTTAGCGCAGTTTTGGATTTATTAAGTGTTGCGATCATAATACCATCTTTTCTTTAAAAATTAATTACTTAGCTCGCCTAAATTTCACCATCATAAGAATGAGAAACATATTTACCAATGATGCCAATATGCTCCAAGTCTTGCGGCTCAACGATCTCTCTTTCATAGCTAGGATTATCACTATCAATAATCAAGGCTCCGTCATATCTACGAGATAATCTTTTGATTTTTAGTTCATCACCATACCTGATTGCATACACCTTTCTGTTCTGAACTTGCTCTAGTCTATTAACAGACTTGTCGATAATTACAACGCTGCCGCTTGGTATCCTTGGTTCCATACTGTCACCATCAACATCCACTTCTACAAGATTTTTAGGTGAAACTTTTTTCTTATGAAACCACTCCATGCGTTGTGCGCATCCCGTCATCCTGGTTGTTGGCTCAAATTCAACCAGTCGGCCATTACCTGCGGAAAACTTGACGTCTACATGCGGAATAATCATAAAAGAATTAGGATCGAGGTCATCCGGTGCTTCCCATGCCATAACTGGCCTATATGCATCAGCATTCTCAGGATTGTCAGCCAACTCGATCATTGATCCAGAACCATCTAGCAACCATCCGGCACTTACTCCAGTTAAAGCCGCTAGCTCTTTCAGGGTTTCCTTACCAATTTTCCCCTTTTTCCAGTTAGATGCAGCTTGAGCTGATAGTCCCAATTTGAGAGATGCTGCTGACCATTTTAGATTTGCATAATCAAGTGCTGCTTGGATGCGTTCAGCTATAGATTCCATAATCATTAATAAAATAAACCTTTGGTTTAAAATTCTATTGGAAATTTAAAAAAATAGAAGCAATCATGGATTGTATTAAAATTAAACCTATGATTTAATTTTGGTGAAATCAATTAAAAGGGAGATTTAACTTTGAATCCCATTAAATATGCTTTTGATGCTGTTGGTGGTCGATCTAAAGCAGCAGCGTTACTAAACCGTACATACATGGCCATGAGCAAGATGGAAAAACGAGGGGTATTACCAAGAACTGAATATACGGGCGAAACCAAATATGCCCAGATACTTGCAATTAATAGCGGTGGAAAGTTTACGGCTGAATGGCTACTTGAGAATGCTAAGCCAGAGTCGTCTATAACATAACTGACCTCATGAACAAATATCAGTTTAGGAACAACCATGACCAAACAAAAGCCAAGTGCAAAAAAGACGGTGTGCATGCCGACACATTTATCTGAGCCTGTAGCTGAGCATGTGGCAAGGGAAGCATATGAACGAGGCTGGTCTAACAGCCAGTATTTAAGATGGTTAGCCATTCTGGATATGAAGCGTTGTGAAGATGACAAGAATCTTATGTCACAGGTATCTGGAATACCCAGAGAACGTTTTGATTTATATGAACAAAGAAAACAATCCGTTCGGAGAGAACGCAATAAAAAAGCCTGATGGTCAAGATCAGGCTTCTTAATTCACAAATTTAGGAACCCATGAATATGCAAACTAATTTATCAAATCAAACGTCCAAACACAACTTACAAGAGTTTTTAGTGGGTGATGTAGTGGTACTTACTGAAGAGTGCCGTAGTTTTAAATCAAATGATTTGTTTGAAGTTAAAAACAAAACTTTGACCAGGTTGTGGACTATCAAATCAGAGAATCATTTGATTCTGGTTTCTTCAAAAGAAATCCGCACAGCAACAGTAGCAGAGCTCAACGCTAAACGCCGGCTAACAAGCGCTGAGCAAGCATTAGCGGAGGTGTCATGAACAGCTTTACACACCAAATCAAAGATTCTCGCCAGCAAAGTGAAATCCAATCTTTCTATGAGCCTGCATTGCGAGTACTTGGACACCTATTTGAGGTGAAAAAGCAAAATTTACGTAACAAAGGTTATGACGAAAATAATGCAGCGGTAACAAAGATTGAATTTTCAGAGGCTATGGCTCGTCAATTTCGCATAACGCAGTGGTTAGCACAGCAGATTGTAACCAGCTTAACCAAGGCGTGTTTGGTTGATTCGTTTGGTGGCTATGTTAAGCCAAAGGGTGGTGAAAAGTGAGATATGCAGCAAGAAGAAAACAGGATATTTCCGTTTCCACCACACCGCTAGAGGTGGTAATTCCACTGGAACAACCAGTAAAGATCTATTCGGCTAAAGAATTAGCAGCCATGCCACTTTCAGTTATGAATGCCGCAATTGAGGCTCAGGAAAGATTTTATCAACTTGAGGAATTAACTCATATGGGGGGGGCAGGCTATAGCAGTTCGCCGTCTCATGAAGGATGGGCACAAACTAATTCAGGTGAAAGAAAAGTCTCGTATTCGCTACAAAATCAACAACGAATTTATTCCTCCAAGAATTATTCGTCAGTTGGAAATGCGCGGTCTTGTAAAATTAGGAGCAGTCACTGATGTATAAATATCTCCACCATATCAGCGACTTTATGGTTGCTACAGCGCACCTTAGCCCAGTTGAAGAGTGCTTTTATCGCCGTGCTCTCGATTTTTATTATTTGAATGAAAAACCATTACCCAAAGAAACCCAGTCGGTTTTTCGTCGGTTACGTGCAAATACCCAAGAAGAAAGGGATGCAGTATTAATTGTGCTGCAAGAGTTTTTTGTGGAAGAGGAAGACGGGTTTCACAACAAACGTTGTGATTCAGAAATCGCCGCTTATCAAAAAGTAGGGGATAAAAATCGTGAAAATGGTAAGAAAGGTGGGCGTCCACGTAAGGAAAAACCAAAAGAAAACCAAAGTGAAGGCGACTCGGTTAATTCTGAAAACCCACAAAAACCCAGTGGGTTAATTTTGGGTTCTGAAAGTGAAAGCCAAAAAAACCTTAACCATAAACCGTTAACCGATAACCAATATATAGATAGTAGTAGTAATGCGCGTGAAGAAAATTCGCAATTTACACCAATCCAATTTGCTCAGTATCAGATCGATGATCACAAGCGTTACTCAATGCGTGAATTCATTTCTGAATACAGCGAGTTTCAATACGATTTCATCTCACTTGCTCAACAAAGATTTGTTTCTGTACCTGAAATCGACTTGAGAACCATGATTCAAAATTTCGGTGACTGGTACTTTGCAAACGAATCAAGCTCGTTGAATACACCAAGCATCTGGTTGGTTAAGTGGTTCTCTTGGGTTCAAAACAACGAGAAACAAGTTGCTGCTAACCGCAAGAAGCAAGAGCAAATCACTTCAACCGGTCAAAAACCACAAGAGTCGGGTTACTTCGCTAATCTTTTTGAAGAACAGAGCGAATCTCAAATCGTGGATGTAACCCCAGCAAAAAAGTTTCCAATGATTGAGGAGGTAGGTCATGCATGAGATTACCTTGAGCGAAGTGCGTCAATTAATCGCTTCTCTTCGCACTGTTTACGCTGCTCAGTTCAATAAGCAATTTCCAGCAACAGGCGAAAGTGCAATTCCTCTGTCAGTGGTTGAGCAAATCGCACTTAAAACACTGGTTGGCGTTCAACAAAACCAATTTAACAACGCACTTGGTCGTTTACTTACAGCAGGTGGACGCTTTATGCCGTCATTTGCCGAGTTTCGCACCTGGTGTATCGGTGAAAGTTGGATGTCTCCAGAAGAAGCTTGGTCTCGCGCATGTAAGTTTACAACTGACCGTTCCGTGGTTATTACCCAAATCACTAAGTACGCCTTAGACGAGGTTATGTATTTGATCGAAGCTGGCCAAATGCGAGCAGCTCAAGATAATTTCTTCGGGACATACAACGTGATGGTGGCTAAAGCTCAGTTAAAAGGCCGTCAGCAAGAGTTTTACACTCCACCGCTACAACTAGAGCATAAAGAACCTGAACACACCCCAGTAAGCAATGACGAAGCGCAAAAGCATCTCCAATCATTGATGGAACGTTTAAAAATCAATGGTCGTAAACCTGCACCAGTACAAAAGCTTAAGGCTAAGGAAAAAGAGCCAGAACTCAAACAAGAGCTAGGTCCAGATCCTTTTGACAATCCGCACGAATACGCTGAGATGTGCCGCCGTGAAGGTATGCCGATACCTAGAAATATTCTTCAGCTAATTGAAGGGGCGAATGTATGAGCCATTTCCAAGATAAGCATGTGATTCATGTTGATGAACAAAATCAAGTTATCAAGTTCACACGTAGAAATGAGATTGTGGAGTGTGATCACGGGCGTATTCAAATATCAAAGGAAGATAATGAGATCCTTTGTATGGACTGCAAAACAAAACTTAATCCAGTTTTATGGATTGCCAAATATTTAGACCAATTGAATCAAGTCACCCAACGTAATAACAGAATGCTGGCAGAGGTCCGTGAAATACAGGCAAAGCTTGAAAAGAAAAATAAGTTTATGTGCAAACACTGCCATGAAGTAAACACTATTGATTTTAAGAAGCTTCCTTCACAAGCAGCTGTAGTGCGCGGTATGGCCGTAATTGATCAAGAGTTTGACGGTATGAAAGTGGAGCATAGCCGATGAAGTTAACTAAACAGCAACGTGCTGAGCTAAAACAAAAGTTTGGTGGACATTGCGCTTACTGTGGTGAGTTGCTTGGCGATAAGTGGCATGCAGACCATATCGAAGCAGTGAAGCGAGATTTAATTCATGTGGGTGGTGGAAAGTTAATTACGGGTGAAATGACTAGACCGCAAAACGACACTTTAGAAAACATGAACCCTGCATGTGTTTCTTGCAATACAAACAAATCGTCTATGCCGCTGGAAGGGTGGCGAAAGATGCTTACACATTACCGTGATGTGCAGTTACTACGCGATAGCACACATGCTCGTCATTTACTTCGTTTCGGTTTGATTGAAATTAAGACAAAACCTGTGACGTTCTTCTTTGAGAATTATAAAGGAGCCAGTCATGAGTGAGTTTGAGGGTAAATCTGGAAAGTGGGCTTGGGAGATTCAAAAAGAACAACAAGCGAATTTAGTTGAGCTAAGAAGTTCAATTGAAAACCTAGTTCAAAAGTATAAACACGATGCTCATGCTTCAAGCCTTTTTGGCGATCAAGATAAAGCACGAGTTTATAACTGCTTTGCTAATCAGTTGAAAAATTTGCTGAAAGGTGGTGCTTGATGTCATCAGTCAGCATTGCTGAATACCGCAAGTTATTTCCTATAAAGAAAAATAAAAAGCGGCGTTCAGCAAAGCAAGTTGCCAGACAACCAAGTGTGGGTGAAATGGTTCTGGCAACGCATTTAAGAGCATGCAAGATCGGTTTTGAACAGGAATATAAGTTCCATCCAAAACGCAAATGGAGAGCTGATTTTCTGATTACTGGTACAAAAATTTTGATTGAGGTTGAAGGCGGGATCTGGAGTGGAGGCCGTCATACAAGGGGCAAAGGCTATATAGGGGATATGGAGAAATACAACTCCGCAGCAATGATGGGTTTTACAGTTTTACGGTTCAGCACAGAGCAAGTGAAAGCAGGCGTGGCGATTAAACAAATTGAGCAATTGGTAGGTGAAAAATGAGTGCAGTTTTAAAAACACAACAAATGGATTGGTCTAAATATACTATTGACGGTTGGTTAGAGCAGTTTGGCGCATGGTGTGAAACAGTTAGAATGAAAGGGGGTGATTTGCCAGATGGGCTTCATATCAATCAAATTTACTGGTTGATGCGTGAAGCTGGCAAAGAAGTACAAAAAAGTAAATCTTATATTCGATGTGAGATCAGTGATTATGAGGCGGATCAAATTCAAGCACTTTTACGAAGTCTATTAAATTCTGATAAAACAGATTTTACAACTAAGTTTGCATTAATTTGTTTAATTAAAAATAAGGTTGAAAATAAAGGATTGTTGAAGGTTGCTCAAGAAACAAACCAATCTAAAGCTCAGGTCGCAATTATGGTGAGTTGCGCTAGATTTTATTTATTAGGTCATGATAAAAGATTAAGACAAAATGGAGGTTCAAATGAAAACATACACTGTAAAACTATATGAAGGCGTTAGTCGGGAGAAAGTTAATGAAACTTTGAAATACTACCCTGATTATTTTGGTAAAATATCAATAATTACAAATGTAATTAATAATAAATTGCAATTAACACTAAAAGCATTTGAAGGAATCGACGTTATAACTGCCAATGATCTAATGATTAAAATCGTTGAACGTTTAAAAGCTTCTCAATTAGTAGAAAAGCATAATTTAGACTTGTTGACTGTCTAGACGCTTTATGGCATATTTTTGATATAGTGGACAAAGTTATAAGCGTTGCACCAATTTGTTTTAAAAGCTCACTTAATCGTGGGCTTTTAATTAGGATTTGAAAAAACATGAAATTTATCGTATATTAAACTTACTATATGATGTCTATTTCCATTATAGTGTTTTTCAGTTGAAAAGCTTAGTCCGTACTTTCCCCAAGGTACGGATTTTTTTTATTTTTTGCTATATAGTCCAGGCTGGTAAAAATGAATATCTGTGTTGGTGGTGAATTAGATGGGCAAGTGATCGAAAAAGAAGGCAGATTACTTAAGGCTTCTGACATTGATCCATCATTCAAAACTGAGTACTACAAGCAAGTTTTTAACCGTGACAACATTAATTATCATTTTTGGCTACCAATAGGGTCCAACTTGCATGAAATGTCAAAGCGAGTTTTGGATATTTTGAGAGCATCAAAAAATTAAGCTTAAAGTATATTGTAAATACATCTTCTAACTTGTATGATATGTCACAAATACTGCGCTGAAAGTTTTTTGTTTTTTGACCCGTTTCTTTTTAGAAGCGGGTTTTTTAATTTTTCTTTATGTATTTAAATTAGATGAAAGTATATGTTGCTTTTATTAGGTAGCTTATTGTTTACTTCGCATTAAAATTATTCTTTCTAAGAAGTTAATAAAATGAAAAATTATTTAATAGGGTTAGTTATTACTTTGGGTATTAGTGGATGTGTATCTATACCGTCCATAGACTTTTCGCAGCAAAAAGTTGAAAGGTTTAATCCAGTTAAAAATTGGATTAGTGTTGATACCGCTCCAGTCAAGGATATGCCAAATGGCAAAGAAATCTTTAAATTGAAAGGGGGAAGTGAAGTTTATGTATTCTGGTACCAAGATGAATGGGCGTTATTAAATCCAAATATGGATAGACAACAATGGATTGATACTAAATATTTGTGCAGTTTTGCTGGTTGTTATACTCCACCAGTCACCTATAGATATTCAAAAGGGAGTTTTGATAACAGGCAGCCTGTTTACTCAACTCCTCAAAGAGAATCAAAAGGCTATAATAATACTAGAACTAGAAGTTCTGCTACTACACGGACTCCAAGAAGTTATAGTAAAACGACTAATAACTCTTGTTACTGCACATCTGGAACTTATTGTGTTGGGCCTAGAGGTGGACATTACTGCCTTAATAGCACAGGTTCAAAAAGATATCTTCCACGATAAACTGTATAAGCTTTAAGAAGCTCTGCTAAATATCGATTATTGGCGGGGCTATTTAATTGTTAAGTATTTCTGTAAGATCTGAGTGTTGCTTTAAACAACAATAAACCTTAATGATCAGCGCAAAAGTCATAAGGGGAAAGCCTACTTGAAAGAGTAGGCTTTTTTTATGAGAAATCATTCAAGTTCAAGTTGATTGTCATCCTTAGTAACTTTTATTTTTAATTTTTTGTATTTGCGTTTGTTTGGATCTAAAGCGGAGTTTGATACTTCATCGGCAAATTTAGGATTCTGCATTAATTTGTAATAGGTTTTATACCCAATACGAATTCTAGTTGGTGGGCAGTCAGTTCTTTTTGAGTAATATTCAATCTGCGAATTTAATTCGTCTAAAAGTGTTTGGTGTTCCATTGTGTTATTGATTTTGGCAGTTAGGTAAACTAAGGATACTGTAATTTACAAAATCAAGCAGAAGTAATTGATACACATTGTGTTTATTGGTTGTAATGGTTAGTGCATTAATAAGATTAAATGTGACTTATTTAACAAAAAAAAGTGTTGAGTGAAATTTAATCAAAATGTCACATGGCTGGTTTAAATTATATTTATAAAAATAAAAATGATAGAAGATTGCAACGGACAATAACTATGCAAGCATGATTCTCAAACGATTGAATTAAGCTGACTCTAACAAGTTGGCTTTTTTTTAGCTATCGATTTTTAAATGTGCTAGCCGGGAAATACGGCAAAGCCTCACTATTGATTAGTGGGGGCTTTTTCTTTTTGTGTTAAGCTGATCTCCATAATTTTATGGATTAGTACAATGTTTATTTGCGTTGATGGTGAGCTCAATGGGCAAGTGATAGAAAAAAGGGGTGTTAAGAACAAAGATGTGTATAAATATTAGTAAATTATAAAATTATTAAATAAATTCAAATATTTAAATTAAAAATAAGTGATAAAACTTTAACAATATTTACGTACGTGATGAATTTAGTAACTCAAATAAACATTATTTTAGACGGATAATTATAAAAAACGGAGTACAAATGTCATGAATAAGAATGTAGAGCTAATAAATTACATTGATGTAGCTGAGACAGTTTACGAACGGGTATATGAAAATAATAAAATTTCAAATAATTTGATTGTTAATCTAAATCGCATTATGGCTGAGATAAAGAATCAAGCTGCAGAAAAAAGACTCAAATTGAAGTACAGCTCAATAGACTTTGAACATTGTTTAAGTTTGCCTTTAGCTGATCGCAAAATAAAAGTAGATTTAAGCCTTATACCTCATTTTGAAGATCGTGAAGAAAGTATTTTGTGGTTAACTAACTTTATTGGAAAAATTTGTGTGCCCAGAAAGATGCAAAGACAGAAAAAAAATCTTCATTAAGTACCTGTGAATTTTAGATGAACCGCCCTTAAAGCGGTTTTTTATTGCTAGTAGAATATTTAAGGTATCTTTTCTAATAGGCACATACTATTGAAGTGTATTTTATTTATTTTTTAGATTGAAAAGATTGCTATTTAAGTAATTTAAATATAAAAATCTTTATTGATTGAGAGTAGTTGTTATACAGGATATTTATAAGGATTTTAAAATGACAATTATCACATTGCTCGATGTTAAGACGAAGAAGAAGGTGATAGTTCGGTCCGTAATAGACCCAATAGCAAGAATAGACAAAAAAGGGAATATACAAATTATTCAAATTCATAAATGGCTATATGATGAATCTGGAGATTTCGTTGATGAAGACTTATATGAGGCACTCAACAATGGAGAAGTTGGAATATACATAACTTTGCAGTATATGATCATTAATATTGAAAATTAATTATTTTTTATTTTTAGTCAGTTTGAGTTCTTACTCTCTAGAGCCTAATGGTTACTACACATAAGACCTTATTAAGTATTACCTATTGATGGGCACATATTCTTTATAACTCTTGATAAGTAAAAAAATTATGTAGGCTAAAAATAAAACTATTTAAAAAGAAATCTTTATCTATTTAAATATGAATATTTGATATTTTTAATTCAATCCCTATTGCTAGTGCTTAAATATTATGCCAATATGAAGTTGGAGATATTTCCGAATAGATATTTCCTATTTCAGGTCTAAGCGTTTTTTTTCGCTAAGCCCATTTCTGAATAAAAATAGGAAGTGGGCTTTTTTATTTTTAAATATTTCTGTATTATCAGAGTGTTGCTGTAAGTAACACTAAACCTTGTTGATCAGCGCAAATATCAAAAAGGGGGAGCTTGCCTACTAGGCAAGCTTTTTAAATTAATGATTTAAACACAATAATCTATTTTAAAGCTCAATAGAAAAATCAAACTTCCCTAGCTTTTATTCGTACTAATTTATTGAATATAATCGTTTTTATAAATTTTAAAATTTCCTTAAACTAAAAATGGAAAATTTCTTGTTGCAACATTGTTATAATAGGACTACCTTAAGAAAAATACTTTATAAAAATGAGGAGCTGCTGAAATGCCACAGTATCTCATGTTTGCGGAAAATATTTATAACAAAATTAAAGATGAGGAATTGTTTTCACATGACTGTATTGAAAATATGAACTTACTTATGATATGTATACGCAGAGAAATTGAGGGAACAGAATTTAAATTAAAATATAATTTTATTGATTTTGTTGAATTGTTCAGTAGACCATTAGATGAATGTAAAGTAAAAATAGATGTGAGTTTGATTCCTCCTCATAATTCAGAAGGTGAGTATATTTTATGGTTAGCTGGATTTATCGAAAAAATTACAGAAGGTGGACCTAAACCACCTCCGCCTATAAAGAAATTTATTCCAGAGTATATGAGCTTCAAATCTGAATTAGATTTTTTACCTTCAAATGAGGAAAAAATTCAAACCGAAGGTAAAGAAATTACGGATTACTTTAATTCAAAGCTTTATAAGGCAACTTTTAAGAAGTAATACTATATTGCCTGTGAGTTTAGCCACCGCCTTAGGGCGGTTTTTTTATGGGTGAGAATAATGGATTCTACAGAATACTTTTGGCTTACTCGGAAAAAAGAACCTAAAACCAAGCCTAAATCCAGACCGCTACCTAAAGCTAAAGAAAAATATCTCAAGGCCGAAGAAACTTTATTTCAAGAGCTAGAAGAGCATCGAATTGGTTATAGAAGAAAATTTCAATTTGAATCAACCAAAAATTGGCGGTTCGATTTTTATATTGTGAAGTTGAATCTTCTTATAGAAATTGCTGGCAGTCCGTGGGCAGTTGGCCGAGGTGGCACAAAGATAGCAAATTCATTTAATAAGTATGATCTAGCACTAGACCGAGGTTATGTATTTGAGCGTCTTGAGCCTCACCAAATTGAATCAGGCTATGCAATTAATTGGATTAAAAGCGAATTAGCGAGAATTGAAGATGAATCAGATCAGACCATTTCCTCCAACTGATTTTATGGATCAGGCCGAAGAAGAGGAAGCAATTCGTTTAATACCGGCTCCAGACCTAAAGAAATGGGTTGTGGCTAATTACTTAACTATTGGGGGTCCTATTTATAATCCAGATCATGATCATATTGCTGAGCTGCTTCATGATAATGACGAGTTTTTAGCATTCGCGTGGGCCTCTTCTGCATATAAAAGCAAGCAAGCTATGGTGTTAGGCCAGTGCGAAAAAGTCATGTTCAATGTTGGTGGCTGGCGTAAAGCTCGACAAGAGCAACAGATGCGTGATTGGTTTGGTTTTGTACCTACTTATTTAATAACTGTCGACGCTTCTTTCTGTGAGCGTGCAAACGATACAGAGTTCTGTTACTTACTTGAACATGAGCTTTACCACATTGGAGTGATGAGAGACGAGGACGGAGAAATTGTTTATAGCGATAGTTCTGGTCTTCCTAAGCACTATCTTGCTGGTCATGACGTTGAAGAGTTTATTGGCGTAGTTAAACGTTATGGACCAAGCAAAAATGTTAAGCGACTTATTGAAGTCGCAAAAAATCCGCCGTTTGTTTCGAATCTTGATATTTCAAAATGCTGCGGCAACTGTGTAATCAATTGAGCCTAATGGCTCTTTTTTTTGCCCATTTTGTTATACGTAGTTATACGATGAGGAAGTTATGGCGACACTAAAAGAGCCTGTGAAAATCTTTATAGTTCAGTCTCTTGCTTGTCGTGATACACCTCAAGAAGTGGCTGAACTCGTAAAACAAGAGTTTGGCGTTGATATAGATCGTGTTCAAGTTGCAACTTATGACCCTACAAAGGTTGCTGGTAAGAACTTAAGCAAAAAGTATGTCGAACTATTTGAAAAAACCAGAGATGAGTTTGATAAAGGCTTAATTGATATTCCAATTGCTAATAAGTACTACCGATTGAAGCAATACCAAAGACAACTTGAGAAGACTAGAAACGTCAAAACAGCCTTAAAAATTCTTGAGCAAGCCGCTAAAGACATTGGTGGTCAATTTACTAATCGCCAAGAAATTACAGGCAAAGACGGCGGACCAGTCCAAACAGTTAATTCAGAAATTCCAGTTCCAATGGAAGATTACTTAAAAGCGCGGAGGGAAGTCTTAGATGAGTACTGATGCGGCTCGGGATAAAGCCATCCGGATCGAGGCGCAAGAAGATTTATATTTCTTCACAAGGTACATGTTTAAGGAGCGCCGTGGTTATAAATGGATGCAAAATTGGCACCACTTAGAAATCTGCGAAGCTTTAATGAAAGTTTATCGCGGAGAGATAAAGCGGTTAATTATTAACGTTCCACCACGATATTCTAAAACTGAAATTGCTGTAATTAATTTCATGGCTTGGTGTTTTGGTAAGAATCCAGACTGTGAGTTTATTCATATCAGTTACTCGGCAATGCTTGCCGCAAATAATGCCTTCCAAATACGAACTCTTGTACAAGAAGAGGCGTATAGAAAAGTCTTTCCTGAGCTTACATTGCGTGATGATAGTAAGGCTAAAGACTTCTGGAGAACTTCTCAAGGCGGTGTCTGCTATGCGACAGGTACAGGCGGTACGATTACTGGTTTTGGTGCAGGAAAACTTCGTAAAGGCTTTGGTGGCTGCATTATTATTGATGACCCACATAAAGCACATGAAGCTTCATCAAAAACTATTCGAGAAGGGGTAATTGATTGGTTTCAGAACACACTCGAATCGCGTACTAACTCGCCAGATACGCCGATCATTGTGATTATGCAGCGACTTCATGAAGATGATTTAGCTGGATGGTTGCTAGGTGATAGAAAAGACGGCGTTCCTGTAGCTGGTGGTAACGGTGAAGTGTGGGAGCATCTATGTCTTTCAGCTATTCAGGAAGACGGATCCGCACTGTGGCCAGCAAAACACAATATCCAAAAATTGAGGCTAATGGAGCAAGCAGCACCATATGTATTTGCCGGGCAGTACCGACAAATGCCATCACCGCCAGCAGGCGGTTTTTTTAAGCCCGACAATATTCAAATTGTTGATGCTTTGCCTGCGGATGTAGTGAAACAAGTTAGGGCTTGGGATTTTGGGGCTACCGAAAATGAGGGCGACTTTACAGTAGGTGTGCGAGAAGCTCTAGGCGCAGATGGTTTTACTTACATTGTCGATGTAACTAGAGGACAGCTTGGACCTGACAATGTGAATAAGCGCTTAGAACAAACAGCAAAAATAGATGGGAAAAAAGTTTCTGTGCGTCTACCACAAGATCCCGGTCAAGCTGGTAAATCACAAGCTAGTTCATTTGTGAAGCTTCTTGCGGGTTATAGCGTGATAGCTAAGCCAATTTCAGGTGACAAGCTTACACGTGCACAACCATTTGCGGCCCAAGTTAACGTAGGAAATGTACGAATGCTCAAAGGTGAATGGAATAAGGATTTTATTGATGAGCTTCGTCATTTTCCTAATGGCACACATGACGACCAAGTGGATGCAGCTTCAGATGCGTTTAATGAATTACATGAAGGTTTTGAAGCCTTCTTTGCTGATATGGGATTTGCTCGATGAGTGATGTAACTTTTCAACATGCTGAATATGTTAAGAACTTGCCATACTGGCAAAAACTTGATGATGTTTGTGAAGGTGAAGATGCAGTTAAGGCTAAAGGTGAAAAATATTTGCCGATGCCAAATGCACATGATAAATCACCTGCAAATAAAAGCGCTTATGAGGCTTATCTTACCCGTGCAGTCTTTTATGAAGTAACAGGGACTACATCAAATAGTTTAGTTGG